CAAACTTCAAGTTGGAAGGGTGGTCTGGTTCTTTCCCGTCAGAGCATGGGAAGTTCGAGAAAAAACACCTAGATCAGTTGAAGTGGGAGCAAAAGCACAACTCATAAACAGAAATGTCGAGTTGAATCTCCTAGAACCGATAACGGCAGGAAAAAGGTAAAAATATGTTGATTGATAATGAAGATGAGTCGCTAAGTGAGTTAGATGCAGTTGAGCAAAAGAAGCAACTACCTGAAGTAGCACCACTTTCTGAGATGCCTGAGAAATACAGGCAAAAATCTTTAGAAGAAGTGGTCAAAATGCACCAAGAAGCTGAGAAGCTGATTGGAAAGCAAGCGCAGGAAGTTGGGGAAGTGCGAAAGCTGGCAGATGAACTTATCAAGCAAAACCTCTCCTCTAAACAGCAACCTATTGAGAAAGAGCCTGAAGTAGATTTTTTCGAGAATCCACAAGAGGCAGTTCGTAGGACTGTTGATAACCATCCCGATGTACTTGCCGCTAGACAAGCTGGTCAAGATTTCAAAAAGATGCAGATTCAACAAAAGCTGGCGCAAGAGCATCCTGATTTCGGTCAGATTGCTCAAGATGCAGACTTTGTGAATTGGGTGAAATCTTCACCTGTTCGCCTTGGTTTGTATGCAAAAGCTGATGGCGAATATGATTACGACAGTGCAAACGAATTGTTGAGTACCTATAAACAGTTGCGTGGCGTTAAGACAAGACAGACTACAGATGCAGGGGAAACTCAGCGCAAGTCTAGTCTTAAAGCAGCGGGTGTTGATGTAGGTGGAAGTGGGGAGTCTGGAAAAAGAGTCTACCGTAGGGCTGATCTAATTCGGCTGAAAATGAGTGACCCAGATCGTTATGAAGCGTTAAGCGGAGAAATCATGCAAGCGTATCAAGACGGTAGGGTTAGATAATTTAACTAATCGTTTTTTTGGAGATTTAACATGGCAACAGCATTTTCCCCCAGTGGTTCAGTTACCACAACTACAGCAGACAAGTTCATTCCTGAAATTTGGTCAGATGAAATCGTAGCTGCCTATAAGAAAAACTTGGTTCTTGCGAACTTGGTTATGAAGATGAACTTCAAGGGCAAGAAAGGTGACACCGTTCACATTCCTGCACCTACCCGTGGTTCTGCTTCTGCAAAAGCCGCTGAAACAGCAGTTACTTTGATTGCTGCTACAGAGTCTGAAGTTAACGTATCTATCAACAAACATTACGAATATTCACGTTTGATTGAGGATATTGTTGAAGCCCAAGCCCTGAACAGCTTGCGTAACTTTTATACCTCTGATGCTGGTTATGCTCTGGCTAAACAAGTCGATACAGACTTGGTTCAGTTGGGTCGTTCAACCAACGGCGGTGCTGGTACAAATGCTTATGCAACTGGTGCGTTTATTGGTGGTGATGGTACAACTGCTTATGTTGCCGCAAACAACAATGAGTCAGCATTGACCGATGCTGCCATTCGCCGCACTATTCAGCGTCTTGATGACACTGATACACCAATGGATCAGCGTTTCTTCATCATCCCTCCATCAAGCCGCAACACTTTGATGGGTTTGGCTCGTTACACTGAACAAGCATTTGTTGGTGGTACAAACAATACTATCCGCACTGGTGAGATTGGTAACCTGTATGGTATCCCTGTGTTTGTGTCAAGTAATACTGATACTGCATCAGGAACTGGTGCTGCACGAGTTTGTTTGATGGGTCACCGTGATTCAATGGTGCTGGTTGAGCAAGTTGCTGTTCGTTCACAAATCCAGTACAAACAAGAGTATTTGGCTACTCTGTTCACTTCTGACACTCTTTATGGTGTTCAGATTCTTCGTTCTGCCGCAAGCGTTAGTGCAGCTAAATCTGCATCAATGTTCGCTCTCTTAGTTCCTGCCTAATTGCAGTTGCGCCCCCTGCCCTAGTGGTGGGGGGACTTTTTTAACCTAATTAGGAGAAATCAAAATGGCAGCAGCAACAGCAGTAACAAGTCGTCGTGGCACAGATCAATTTCGGGGTTTATTCTCTGATACTTGGTCTGTTACAGCGACTTTGGACGCATCATCTCTTGGAGATGGTGTCGGAGAGACAAACACAATAGCCGTTCCCGGAGTTAAATTGGGCGATATTGTAATGAATGTAAGTTTGGGCGTAGATGTTTCAGGCATCTCTATCACTCCTTACGTTTCAGCAGCTAATGTGGTGTCTATTCGTTTTCAAAACGAGTCAGGTGGCACATTGGATTTGGCATCCACAACAGTTAAATGTGTGGTTGTTCGCACTGTGTAAAGATTGGGGGGCTAGTCCCCCCTTTCTCATTTAAAGGGTTTTATGGCTACTTTTCGCTGTCTTCAATCAGGTAACACTGTAACTTTTACATATCAGCATGACATTGACTCCATGAAGGGTCATCAAGGATATGTAAGGATAGACGAGCCAGAAGTAACCATAGAATCAGAAACTAGGACAGATACCGCATTTCGTGCGCCTGTAATTCCAACAATCAAGCGTATGGGTCGGCCCCGAAAGGTAGCAAATGTCTGAGATAGATGCTCGTGATTTTGGTCGGTTAGAGGCTCAAGTAGAGACTTTGCATGGTCAGGTTACTCAATTGAGTACCGATGTAAAAGCCTTGCTTGAACTAGCAAACAAAGGCAAAGGTGGATTTTGGATGGGGATGACGATTGCCTCAATCATGGGCGGGGTCATTACTTTTATTGCTGATAAGCTGTGGAAATGAAAGAAGGACTCTTATCAGGCAAAGTTTGCCCACTTCCTACTCAGGATGTGACTCTTAACCTAAAGAATCGCAATAATGCTTTCAAGAACTTTGGCTATGGTGCGCCAAACCCACTTGAACCCAATGAAGCGTTTTGGTTGAAGAAAGCCAAGATGTACAACGCACCCACTGATGTTGTCAAAACCATGCGTTGTGGAAACTGTGCGGCATTTATCCAGACACCAACAATGATGCAGTGCATCAAAGATGGATTGGAAAAGGGCAAAAGCTCACCTAATGAACTTGACTATGATGAACAGTTTATTGAAGCTGCTGATCTAGGATTCTGCGAATTGTTTCACTTTACTTGTGCAGCACTCCGCACTTGTGATGCTTGGAAATCTGGTGGTTCAATCAAAAAGGACTGATATGAAGACTAAACCTAAAACTCCCGCCAATGCCCCTAAAAAGGGTATTCCTATTGCAATCATGGTTGCAGTAGGCAAACCCAAGGGTATGCCTACTCGTGGTGGTCGGACTGCTACTAACATGATGAAAAAAGCAGGACGTGGAAAATGAAAACTAAAGCCCAAAAAAAGATTAGCAAGGTTATGACTGAGTATGGCAAGGGTGAATTGCACTCTGGCTCTAAAACTGGCAAGGTTGTGAAGTCTCAGAAGCAAGCAGTTGCTATTGCTTTGTCTGAAGCCGGAATGACCAAGCCTAAGAAGAAGATGAAATGAAGACTGGACTTTATGCCAACATTCATGCAAAACAGGCTCGTATAAAAGCGGGTTCTGGTGAAAAGATGAACAAGGTGGGGTCTAAAGCTGCACCTACTGCTGCTGACTTCAAGCAAGCGGCAAAGACTGCAAAGAAGCCTAAAAAGGTGAAGTAAATGAAAACACCCACTTGGCAAACAAAAGCTGGTCAAAATCCAAAAGGCGGCTTGAATGCCAAGGGTAGATCATCTTATAATCAGGAAACTGGGGGTAATTTGAAACCTCCAGTAAAGTCGGGGGATAACCCTCGCAGGGCAAGTTTCTTGGCTCGTATGGCTGGTAACAGCGGTGCTGAGTACAAGGATGGTGAACCAACAAGACTGCTTCTTTCGCTTAAGGCATGGGGTGCAACCTCAAAGGCTGACGCAAAGGCAAAAGCTCAAGCTATATCCGCAAGGAACAAGGCAAAAGCAAAATGAGAGCATTATCAGTTGGCGCAAATCTTACAGCAAACACGCTGACAACCCTTTATACAGTACCTACTGGTTACTATGCAAGGGTCGTACTGTTACGAGCAGTTAATACAGGTTCGCAAAAACATATTTCTTTTAGTTGGACAGATACCTCTGCATCTGCTACATATTCTCTTGTATTTGAAACTGCTTTAACTACTAAAACTACCCAAGATTGGGGCGGCGTATCCTATTTTGTAATGGAAGAAGGCGACATACTTAAAGCACAATCTGAGGCGGCATCTACATTTTCAGTAGTAGTTACCATTGAAGAAGAAGGATTGACTAGAACATGACCTACCTTGAATTAATCAATGATGTACTCGTAAGGTTGCGTGAGACAACTGTCTCTACAACAACTGAAACATCTTATTCGACTCTGATTGGCAAGTTTGTCAATGATGCAAAGCGTCAGATTGAAGATGCTTTTTCGTGGAACGCATTAGGTCAAACAATCACAGTCACTACTACTGCATCTACAGCATCTTATGCTTTGACGGGTGCTGGTCAGAAGTTTCAAGTGATGGATGTAATCAACACCACAAGCAATGTTGGCCTAACAAACATTAGCTTTGTGGATATGAATCGCAAGTTAAACTTTACTCCACTGGTCAATTCAATCCCCACTGAATTTGCTTTTGATGGAGTTGATGCTTCATACGACACAAAGGTAAATCTTTATCCAATCCCTGATGGTGCATACACAATTAAGTTTGCTTTGACAGTTCCGCAAGCAACACTATCATCTGGATCAACAGTTGTACTGGTGAGTGATGTTTTAGTGGCTCAGAATGCTTATGCAAGAGCATTGGTTGAGCGTGGTGAAGATGGCGGTCTGTCTTCATCTGAGGCATATTTGCTGTACAAATCTATGTTGTCTGACCAGATTGCTTTGGAAGGCACTCGCTACCCTGAAAATCAGGAGTTTGTTGCAGTATGAGCCAAGCAATTCTAACATACAGCATCTCAGCCCCAGGATTTTACGGGTTGAACACTCAAGACTCGCCTCTTGATTTGAATGCTGGCTTTGCTTTAGTTGCAACAAACTGCATCATTGACCAGTATGGTCGTATTGGTTCACGCAAAGGTTGGTCAAGAGTCAATTCTTCTTCTGGTAATCTTGGTGCAAATGATGTAAAAGTCATTCATGAGTTAGTGCAAGCTGATGGGACTTTGACTGTTCTATTTGCTGGAAACAACAAATTATTCAAACTTGACGGTTCTAATGCTGTTGTAGAACTTACCTATGGGGGTGGGGGTACTGCGCCAACTATTACGGCAAGCAATTGGCAATGTGCTTCTTTGAATTCAATAACTTATTTCTTTCAAGTAGGTTATGACCCTCTTATTTATGATCCTGCTGTAAGTACAACTACATTCCGCAGAGTTTCTGAGAAAACAGGTTATGTAGCAACAGTTCCAAATGGAAACATTGTTATCTCTGCTTTTGGTAGATTATGGTCTGCAAGTACTTCTACTAATACTTCAACTGTTTATTTTTCTGACTTGATTGCTGGTCATGTTTGGTCAACAGGTACATCAGGTTCTTTGAATGTAGACCGTGTGTGGGTCAATGGTGCTGATGAAATTACAGGACTTGCTGCACATAATGGCTTCCTGTTTATCTTTGGTAAGCGTCAGATTCTCATTTATCAAGGTGCAACTACACCAGCCTCAATGCAATTGAGTGACACTGTTGAGGGCATTGGTTGTATTGCTAGGGATAGCATTCAGACAACCAGCACTGATGTTCTGTTCTTATCTAATTCTGGTGTCAGATCATTGATGAGAACGGTGCAAGAAAAGTCTGCACCAGAACGAGACTTGTCTAAGAATATTCGCAATGACTTGATGAGTACTGTAGCTGGTGAGACACTGGCAAACATCAAGTCTATTTATTCTGAAAGAGAAGCGTTTTACCTGTTGGTGACTCCAACTATTGACACTACTTGGTGTTTTGATACCAAAGCATATCTTCCTGATGGTTCTGCAAGGGTTACTACATGGGACTCAATCACGCCTAAATCGTTTTTATTCCGTAGGAATGGTACGCTTTATATAGGTCAGAATGGATATGTAGGTTTGTATGGAACTTACCAAGATTATGCAAGCTCTTACAGGATGCTGTACTACACGAACCATGCTGATCTTGGTGACCAGAATGTAACTTCTCTTTTAAAGAAATTGTCTATTGTTGTTATTGGTGGAACAAATCAAGACGTTACGTTTAAGTGGGGATTTGATTTCAAGACAAATTATTTGTCCAGCAACACAACAATTCCAGAGCAAGATGTTTACTACTATGGCACTGCCGAGTATGGTGCAAATGCAACAGTTATTGCGTATTATTCTGATGGTGTTGCATTACAGACATTGACAGTTGCAGCGTCTGGATCGGGCAAGGTTGTGCAAACAGGTTATGAATCTGACATTGACGGTTCTGCATTGTCTATTCAGAAGATTGAAATTCAAGCCAAAACTGGCAAGATGAGTTAAAGGGGAATATTTTGACTAATTACACAAAAAGTACCAACTTTGCAACCAAAGATGCTTTGGCTTCTGGCAATGCCTTGAAGATTGTCAAAGGCACTGAGATTGATACTGAATTCAATAACATTGCTACTGCTGTTGCAACCAAAGCAGATTTGGCTAGTCCTACCTTTACTGGTACAGTAACAATTCCTACATTGGCTGTTTCTAGTACATTAGCTGTTACTGGCGCATCAACATTAACAGGTGTAGTGACATTAACTTCACAGCCAATTCTTTCTAGTTTGACAGCCTCTAAGATTGTGTTTACAGACTCGTCTAAAGGTTTGGTGTCTGCAGGTACTTTAGGAGCAGATCAAGGTGGTACAGGGGTTGCAAATAATGCAGCAATGACTGTTACAGGCTCTGGAAACTATGCTTATACAAGGACTCTGACAGCAGCAACAAATGTCACATTCCCCACAACCGGAACTTTGTCTACACTTGCGGGATCAGAAACTTTAACAAATAAAACTCTAACTAGTCCTGTAATAGCTGGAACTCCAACAGGAGTTGGTGTTCTTACTTCTGGTACTGCGGTAACAGCAAGCGGAACAGCAGTTTTATTCAGTTCTATCCCTAGTTGGGTTAAGCGCATCACAATAATGTTTAATGGCCTATCTAGTAACGGATCATTGGTATGGCTTGTTCAAGTTGGCTCTGGAAGCGTTACAACTAGCGGTTATTTGGGATGCGCTCAACAATTAAATCCTGCTCCTGCAATTGGAGCTGCTCAATTTAGTACTGGTTTTGGAGTTCAAACTAATGATGCAAGTATTGCTGTTTATGGTCACATGGTTTTGACAAACATATCTGGTAATGTTTGGGTAGAAAGTCATGTAATGTCAAATACAGGATTTAACTACACTAACCTTGGTGGAGGTAATGTAACTTTATCTGGAGTTTTGGATAGAATAAACATAACTACGTTAAATCAAATTGATTCTTTTGATGCTGGAACAATTAACATCCTTTACGAGTAAACATCATGACACACAGAATTGAAGTAAACATAGAAACAGGCGTAATCACTAAGGTGGAGTACACGGCTGAAGAACAAGCAGTGCATGATGCGGCAGTAGTTGCTCAACAAGCGGCTGAAGCACAAGCTGCGGCAGCTACTCAACAACAAGAACAACAACAGACAGCTTGAAGATTCCAGTAATTCATAACAATGATTACATTGTCTTCTTGGAAAATGATTGTGGGTTCACCTTTATTCATTGTGATTGTGTAAGGTGGACAAAGAAAGTTAAGCAAAGTTTGTTGGGTGATTTCAAGAAGTTGTTTGAGATACACAGAAATGATATTTATGCGATACATGAAATTGGTGATGTAAAGCATAATAAGTTTCTAGGGATATTTGGATTTGAGTATCTAAAAGATTTTGTTGGAACAGATGAAAAACTAAGACAAATATTTGTCAGGAGAATTTAAATGGGAATGGAATCATTAATTGGCGCAGGAGCATCTCTTTTAAGTGGTGCAATGCAGGGAAACTCCGCATCAAATGCGGCACAGACATCAGCCGATGCTCAAGTAAAAGCGGCACAAATTGCAGCAGATGCGGCAAGGTTTCGTCCTGTCGGCATAACCACCCGTTACGGTACATCTAATTTCCAGACTGATGCACAAGGTAATCTAATTGGGGCTGGCTACAACGTCAGTCCTGAGTTAAAGGCTTACCAAGACCGTCTACAAGGCTTAACTGAAAGAGGATTGACTCAGGCTGAGATAGCACAGCAACAGTATTTGCCATTGTCTACATCTGCTGAAAGTTTGTTTGGATTGGGTAAGTTATATCTGCAACAGACTCCTGAGCAAACAGCACAAAAATACATGGAGAGTCAATATAACTTGCTTGCTCCTAGTCGTGAGCGTCAACTTGCTCAATTACAAAACCAGTTATATCAGCAAGGCAGAAGTGGTTTGTCTGTTGGCGGTACTGGATTGCGTTCGGGGGGTGGAGAAGGTTTGAGAGCAACATCTCCTGAAATGGAGGCATATTACAACGCATTAGCTCAACAAGATTTACAAATTGCAAGTCAAGCGGATCAAGCTGGACAACAAAGAACAGCATTTGGTGCTGGATTGTTTGGTAGTGGCTCCCAGTTATTAGGTCAATATCAATCTGGTCAAGTTGGTGCATTGAACCCGTTTACAACGTATTTGGGTGCTGGTTCTAGTCTTGAGCAACTTGGTCAACAACCATTAGATATTGGCGCACAGTTGGGTGGTCGAGCCGCTACTGCTGGTGCTAATGCTGGTAGAGACTTGCTGACAGGTGGATTGAGTGCCGCAGCAACTCAACAACAAGCCAATGCTTACAACCCATTTGCTACGGCTCTAAGTGGTCTTGCACAGAATCCTCAATTTAGTTCTGGAGTTTCAAACTATTTACAGAATAGAAACCCTTATGTTGCCAATACCACAGCATCTGCTTTTGGCAATACTACTGGTTATTCTCCTAATGCTGCTGGTTATGCTCAACCAGTAACTTTATTTTAAGGAAAAAAATCATGGCTGAAACAAACAATATTCAATCAAAACCAGAAGATTTTATTCAAAATGGAATGGAATTTACATATGTATGGAATCCCCGTATAGTAACTGATGAGGGACAAGGTTCTTGGACTATTCAACCTAAAGAAAAACTTGTTTTCACACAAGAACGACCTCCGCTTCGTTTGTTTGATGATTTGTCAATATCAACAAATAGCGGTACAGCACCAGCACCAGAGGCTGCATCAGCACAACCACCAGCACCAGCACTAGCACCAGAACGACTATTATCTGGACAGAGTGATCTTACTTTTCCTAATTTAACACTTGATACAAGAAATGATGCACCAGCATCAGCATTAGCACCAACAAGTGTTATGGGAATGTTCCCTGAAGTCGAAGCAATGCAACGTGCTTTGTATCAACAAAAGCAAAATGAAGCAATGCAAGCACAGGCAATGCAGTATGCACAACTTGATCCAATGGCACGGGCGCAATACAGCTTGTACCTTGGTGGTCAACAGTTGGGTGGTGCTATTGGTGGTGCTTTGGGTGCAAAAGACCCTCAGTTGCAGATGATTGGTTTGCAACAGCAAATCTTGAAAGAGTTAGACCCAAGTAATCCTCAACAGAATTTAATGATTGCTCAAAAATATGCACAAGTTGCACCTGACTTGGCAATGAAGATTGCTGACAATGCCCGTAGTTCTTTGGTGAAGATTGCACAAGCTCACAAAGAACGTCAAGCTGCAATAGGTGTACCTTTACAAGTCTCTAACCGCATCAATGAACTCAATCAGAAGATGCGTATGTTGTCTCCTGATAGCGTTGAGTATAAAGATGCAGAAGAAGAAAAAGCTCGATTAATGAGGCCTGAAAAGCCAGAGCCAAGACCGTCTGTTGGTAGTGATACTGAAAGAATTTCCTTAGATAAATTCGGTAAGAATTATTATGATCTAGATCAACCACAACGTGCTGTTGTCAGTAAGTTGGTTGAAGAAGATGCAATTAAGAAAGCCCCCAAGTTTCAGGTTGACTTGAAAGACCCAACTGCTACGGCTAAAGCAAGTCTTGATGTTATGAGTAAATGGGAAGGATTCCTGAAGTCTGGTGGTGATGTTGAAGTCGCTAATAGATTTAAGCAAGTTAGATCAGCGGCTTCAATGGCTAATGCCAATAATCCAAGTGCTGATAGTGCTCTTTTATACAGTATTGCAAAAATGTATGACCCATCTGGTGCTGTTCAAGAGGGTGACAAAAAGACCATTATGGGAAACCCATCTATTCCAAAGAAATTTCAATTATTAGTTCAAGGTGTATTGGAAGGCGGTACTTTTCTTCCTGAACAACGTAAAAATTTGCTAGATATAGCGACTGAAATTGTTAAAAACAGACAATCTCAATTGAATGTTTATCGCAAACAATACGTCAAGAAAAACAAGACATTGGGTGGTGACGAAACTGACATCTTAGACCCATATCAGGGGTTGATACCATTGGATGCTTTTGTACGATAACTTAATACAAGAATTGGAAAATAAATCATGGCAGACCCAATTGCAGTAAAGAAAACAGTTGATCGTGAAGCAGCAAAGGCGGCTGGATATACAGACGAGCAGATAGATCAGTTTGAAGCTACTCTGAATCAGTATTCACCCACAATCATGGGCAAACAGGCAGAGCCTGACACTCAACGGTTGAGGGTTGCACTGCAAGGTACAAGTTTCAAGTTTGCTGATGAGGCAGAGGCATATTTGAGGTCGTTAAGTGGTGAGAATTACGATACGGCATTAGCAGACATTAGGGGCAAGATTAAGGACTATGAAAAGTCTCGTCCTGTTGAGTCTGGTGCAATTGAACTTAGTGCTGGTATACCAATGGCATTAGCTGCATCTTGGTTAACTGGTGGTACTGCAACTCCTGTAGTGGCTAGAACATTACTACCTACATTGGCAAGGGTTGCTGGAGTTGGTGCTGTTCAAGGCGGCTTAACTGGTGCTGGTGGTGCTGAAGGTGATGCTTTCAGTCGTTTGGTTGGTGGAACTACAGGTGCTGTAACAGGTGGTCTTGTTGCCCCTGCTGTTGTTGGCGGTATGAAACTGGTTGGCGGCACTATCCTTGATCCAATGATGGATTACACAAGACGCAAGTTTGGTGATAGAGGAGCAAAGATTGTTGAGACTGAAATTCAACGAATTCAGCAACAAACTGGACTTGATCCAGATCAAATTGTGCAGAAGATTGCTGGCGGTGAAATCCTTGCTGAGAATCCTAATATTTTAGGCATTGTTAGATCGTATTATTCTGGCGGTGGTGATGCATCTAGGACTATCAGAGAGTCGTTGACTACAAGACCCGTGGCGTTACGTCAAAAGACAATCGAACAAATGGCATCTGAGTTGAATGCTGGAACAGAACCTAATGTCCTGAAGAAATTTGCACAGTCTGAGGTTGAGAGAACAACCGCTAGAAATGCACTTTATAACAAGGCATACGATGAAGGTGGTGTTATTACTGAGGAGATGTTGAACTCTTTAACAGATGCGATGCAACGATCTCCTAGTGCTTATGAGTTGATAAACAAATTATCTCAAGCACAATTAAAGACAAAGCCATTCTTCACAATGAACGAGGCTGGTGAAGTCACATTTATAAGACCACCAACTATTAGAGACATGGAGATTGCAAGGCGTGGTCTTAAAGCTGATATAAACAGAAAATATACCAGCGGTGAAGGTGATATTGCAAAAGAACTTCAGCCCTATGAAGAAACATTAAGAGGTTTGATTAATAAGTCTGCTCCAGCGGTAGGTGAGGCAAGAGCACAAGCTGCAAGTGACAAGTTAACTACAAAGTCATTTAATGAAGGTAAAAATGCATTTGCTAAGAGTCCAGACCAAGTACAAATTGACTTTGAGAAGTTAATGTCAGCAAGTCCAGAGGCTGTTTCAGCATATCGTGCTGGCATCATGGCTCAAATACGCAACAAAATGAGTATGGGTGGTAGAACATCCATGATGGCAAATCTAGAAAACATTGAGTCTAAAGAGGGTCAGATTCTTAGGATTATTTACCCTCAAGACAAGGTTGATGACATTCTCAAGCTGGCTAGGGTTGCGGCTCAATCTCAAAAAGCGTCTGGTACTGTTCTTGGTGGTTCACCAACTGCACAGACTTTGATGGAATCTAAAAATATTGGGATGAACATTTCACCGCAAGAAATTGGTGCTGTATTCTCTGGAGATGCTTTTACCACCATGAGAGTTGCATCAAAGATTATTCAAAAGAATGCACCTAATTTGACTCCAGAGCAAAAGCAACAGGTTGCTAAAGTTTTGGTGTCTGAAGACCCTGCATTAGTCTTAAATGCTTTAAGAGATCAAAGTGGTATGGCAATCCTACAGAAAAGATTGCAAACCCTTGGGAATACATTTGCAAGAACTTCAGGCGGTTTATTAACTGCGCCAGCAACAACATCTTTGCAGCAGTTCCTGACACCTAAAAAATAGGAGACTGAAATTGATCCAATCACGTTATGCCTCATGGCGGCTGGTCTGGTCAAACAGATTCAGCAAGGTTGCGAACTCTACAAGCAAGCTAAAGAGCAGTTTGTCCAAGTTAAGCAAACTGGTGAGCAAGTCGTTGCTATTGGCAAAGAACTTAATGGTTTCTGGAATCAACTCCGCAAACTCTTTGGTGCTAAACCTAAGCCTCAAGCTGCAAAGCCTGTTGCTAAGGCTAAGAAGTCTGTTTATGCACCTGTTGATGAAACTCAAGTCAAAGTTGGGATTGTCCAAAGTCTGACAGAGTTCTTCAAGATTCAAGAGCAATTAGAAGCACACATAAGGGAAGAAGAAGAAAAGTCAAAGAACGTCTATGACCCTAATCAGAACTACATGGAAGCTGCACTCAAGAGGGTGATGGCACAACAGCAAATGGCTGAGTTAGTGGTGCAGATTCGTGAGTGCATGGTGTACCAGAGTCCTCCTGAGATGGGTGCTTTGTACAGTGAAGTCTTTAACATGAGGGAAGTCATACAAGAGGAGCAAACTCAGGCAAGGTTAAAGCAAGAGGCAATAAAGAGGCAGGAACTATGGCAACGCAAGGAGGAAGAAAGAAACTTCCAGCTAAAACTAGCGTACCTAGCAGCGACTTTTATATTCCTCCTCTACCTGTGGATGTGGCTGTTGTTCGTAAGTCAGTGGAGGAAGACATAGTGGCTTGGGTAGCGTGTTGCATATTGATTGCCTTGTTGTTGCCACTGATGGGATTTCTTTATCTTGACATCTTGGAGACTAAGAATGAGGCCAAGGCTCAGGTCGAGAAAGTCGAGAAGATGCGGCAGAAGATTGAGCAAAAAGAAAGGGAAAAAGATAAATGAGAATATTATTCTTGATAACACTGGTCTTGTTAACCGCTTGTCAGGATCGTTTTAGATATCCTTGCCAAGACCCTCAAAATTGGCAGAATGCTGAGTGCAAACCCCCTATTTGTACTGCTACAGCCACTTGTCCAGAAATGTTAGTCAAACCCGAACAGGAGAAAAAGTAATGCCAACAATCGTGATGAACAAAAATACTCGCATGACTTCTGATGAAATTGAAGTCAGAATTTGGGCAATCGTAATCTTTTCCTTGACCCTGATTCTTCTTGGATCAGTGGCAATGTTCCTTTACAGCGTCAGCTTTGTAACTCAGCCAATGTCAGGCATGGCAGCAATTGACAAGATTTACACGCAGCAGATCAATACCATTATGGTGTTTATCACTGGTGTTCTTGGTGGTGTTGCGGGTCGTTCTGGTGTCAAAGCAATAGCAACTGCGACATCAAAGGCTGAAGTTGTTGACAATGATGAGCCGCCTAAGCCATGAGTCTGTTTAATCCTTGGGTAATTTTGGGTATCTTGATCGCCATTGGCTCTGCCTTTGGCGGTGGATACTCTAAGGGTAAACATGATGAGAATGTGCGCCAGCAAGTTGAGATTGCGGCTTTGAATGCCAAGGCACGGGAAACTGAGCAGAACATGGCAAAGGTTGCCAACACTTATGCAGATACTTTAAGGAAGTCCCAAAATGTTGCAAAGTCTAAAGAAACTAAGCTACGGGCTGATATTGCCACTGGCAATTTGCGCCTGTCAATCCCAACCCAAAGTAGCACCGTATGCCCCTCCACAACTGCCGCCTCTGCCTCTGGAAGTGACAGCGGAGAAACACGAACCGAACTTAGTGGATCGGTTAGTGAAACTCTTATCTCCATCGCCTCAGAAGGAGATGCTGCCATCCGAAAACTCAACACCTGTATCCAATCCTACGAAACCTTAAGGAATATGAAATGAACCTCTCAGTCAACTTCACCCTAAAAGAACTCACCAAGTCTGACACTGCCACTCGTTTGGGTCTAGACAATACGCCTGATGAAGCAACCATTGAGAACCTCAAAGCATTGTGTGAGAACGTCCTACAGCCTGTTAGAGAGCATTTCGGCAAGTCTGTTACCGTGAACTCAGGTTATCGCTCTCCAGAGTCTAATGCGGCTGTTGGTGGCTCTAAAACATCAGACCATTGCCTTGGAAGAGCAGCCGATATTGAGATTAATGGCATTCCTAACCCTGAACTGGCTCAATGGATTATGGATAATCTTGACTATACGCAATTGATTCTGGAGTTTTATACCCAAGGTCAGCCTAACTCAGGTTGGGTTCATGTATCGTATGACCCCAACAACCTGAAGAATCAAGAATTGACTGCTGTCAAGGTGGCAGGGAAGACTCAGTATTTGAATGGACTACAGGCTTAATCTGAGTCTTGCAAAAGTGTTTGTGGATCAGGTGTTCATGCGAAATCACCTGTCCACACTTCTGGCATAACCAAGCAACTCCCTCATCCACTTGATGCTGGCGGTCACCTCTTAGACCTCGTTGCTTACCGTAAAACGTGCGTATTTTTACAATCAAGAATTTTTATCCTTGAGTTTGGCTTCAATGGCATAAGCAACTTCAGTTGCATAATCTCCGTGGAGCATATTGATTGATTCAATAGCTTGTGCAATTTCATCATCTGTCAGCCCTACCCAGGTGCGCTGTGAGTGGGTGTAGAGCATCGTGCCAACTGGCATGGCATCAATTTCAGGCTGGTCAAAATCAATGTCATGCTTCTTGTTATTCATACAAACCCACGCCACAGGCTCTTGCTCTTGTGCCAAGGCTTGCGCCGCCTCATTCAATAGCATGATGTCAGACGCATCAATCTTGATGCCCTCATGCCAACCCTCGCTAAATCTCACAGCCAACGCCTCAAGCGCTATGCGTAATGCATCTTGTGTCATGCTTGCTCTCCTCTGGCTCTGATTGCTGCTCCTACTGCGCCCATAAAAGATGCTTTTGTATGTTTGTCTGCAATTTGAGCACAGGCTTCGCGTTCTTTGGCGGCTACAAGGTTGGCAAAGCGTTCAAGTTGCGCTATAACGCCCAAATGCGGCGAACGGGAATACGCATCTTGAATATTAACTTCTTTAGCCATTTCAATAATTTCATCTTGTGTCATTTCTTCATGTTCCTTACAAAAACTGCAAAACTGTCTGTTGTATCTGGTGGGAATGCTGACTTGAACTTAGTCTGAATCTCTGTTGCCACTTCCTCAATCACAATATTACGATAAGGATTTAGCTCAACATCAACTAGTTTTAGTTCCTCAATTTGTCGTTTTCGATTCAATGATTCGGACATTGTTCCCCCCAAGTTCTTGAATTCGTTTGCTAAGACGCATGATGCGTTGTTTGTTGTAGTCCACAATGGCTTGCGAATACTCTACTGAAGTCTCTGCTTGCAGCTTGGCAAGTTGTGCTTCAGTCAGTTCCTTTTCAACCATCTCCATAGGTGTCTTTGCCCTGAGCAAATCCTTGACGTACTGAATCGTGAGTTGCCGCCAGTTCATGCCTTTTTCCTTTTTGTTGTTTCTTTGAATCTTCCGGCCTTACGAAAGATGGTCAGCATAGACTTGTATAAGACACCGAATCTGTTGGCAATCTCTAACTTGGTAAACCCCTGTTCATACAAGCTAAACGCTCTACGCTCGTCAATGGTGGGTAGCTTCCTGCCTGACCCTACTCTTGCCCCGCCTTTCATTTGCGTCCCCTATATGTGAACACCAATGATCTTTTGATGCTTGAGTCGGTGCATCTGTAAGTTTTTGCCCCCATATCTTTAACCCACTTCTCGCAAACAGGGCATATCACTGGTCTTCTCCGCTTTTTAACAGATACATAACAGTGAGAGCGCAGACTGATACCCCCAATACGAATCCGAATAGAGTCAGTAGCAGTACCCAAAAGATTGTTTCCAGCATGAGTTTTCTCCCTTGAATCAAAGTAAAAGAGTGAGCCAGCACAAAGCAAAGCCAAGATGACTTTGTTTAAGTGGCTCATTTGGCGGCAGCCACAATCAACTCTAACTCAGCGTCTTTGAGTTGGCCTTTGAGAATCTCGACTTCCTCTTCTAGTCTCAAAATCTTATTCTCAAGCCTCTTGCGACTCATGGTTTCAGCGTGAATCCAACCTAGCAAGGATGCCTCATCAGCTACCTTTTCAATCAGTTGGATGATGTCGTTACGGCTCATGAACCCGCCAGCAATGTCCTTGGTAGGTGCAATCTTGGTAACCAGTTCTTTCAGTTCTTTATGCAGACTCATGCTGTTTCTCCTTGTGGTTGTGTATTCCATGCGTGTTGCAAGGCGGTGAAGTTCATGGGGGCAATGGTGACGGTGGACAGGAACAAGCCCTTGCCATGCGTCCTACGCCCCCAATCGTCTGTTGCCTTGATGTTCTTGAGTTCACCTCTTTTCACGGCGTTGTAGACGCTATGAGGCTTAAATTCAGCCTCTTCCAGTTCTTCCATTGAACGAGGTTCTTTGCAGAAGTCTTGTAGGGGTGTCATGCTTCTCTCGCTTTCAACATTGCGTCTGCCACTTCGTAAGAAAGTCCCGCCAATTCTGAATACATGATGACTTCACCTCTTGCGGCACAACCTGAAATAGCACCCTGCATCGCTTTTGCCGCAAAGTAGTCACGCAAGGTCATGCCTCTTGAATTTGTTTCTTGGTCTTCTATGTATACGCTTTGTACTGGAAATGCTGGTGGGTTATTCATTTCACCAACTCCTTTGCAATCTCAATCAAGAAAGGGATAGACAAGATCAAACCGATTACTATGGCCTGAAAGGTTTGCTTAAGCGTCATCATCATTCTCCTCACAGAGTTCACAGGTTGGGTGGTCAGGGTCACGGCAGTCAGGGTGGTTGAGCAACTGGTTGTTGTAGCGTCTGAGGTACATGGCTTCAAGCCGTATCTCGTTTGCTTCTGATTCGTCAATGTCTCTCATTAGTAATCTTCTCCAGCTCTTGCTGGCTGTGCGCCAAGGAATTGAGAGTTGTAGGGTGCGTTGTAGTTGAATGATGCTTTACGCATTACTGCTGCGGCTATTGCATCGCACTTGTCAGAATCAATTTCAGGGAAATTGCATTCAATGTTGTAGCTAAGGCTTTCAATATCCCATCCGCTACATGACTCTAAACAATTTTCTGCATGAGTAACCGCATTGCGGGTTATTGCAAATGCGTCAATTCTTGCTAAGTAGGTTTTGCTTTGATTTGCATTCATTTCAATTTTCCTTTTAGGTTGAAAGATGGGGCTTGCGCCCCCTTGGGTTTACTTGCGTTCTACAGTGCCAACCAATTCGCCATCCATGATCAAAAACAAAATGTGTTTGGCAATGTTGAGTGTTTGACGGCTGCGGTCTTGTGCTCCACCAGCAATCCATTCTTGAGCATCAGACATCAGTCCAGCCACAACCATGTTTGCGCCTGTGAATTGGTATGTGATGGATTCTTTGACCAACTCCACATAAGCGTCAATATCAGCGACTCCATACATATTGATGTTGCGTTCTTCTTGAGCAGTTGTTTGTGTTGCGTTTGTCATTTGAAATCTCCTTGGGGTTGCGTTGTTGATGTTGCCAATCATATAGAAGTCAATCAGGTAGTCAACAATTATTTAACCAATCCCCCACAATCAACTCAACTATTAAATCACAAAGGGCTTGACCAATGGATTAAAAGTCTCTAGACTCTCCCACACTATGACAACACAAACTATGCAAACCATTGAAAACATTAAAGAAAAGGCTGAAGTGGCGGGTTACACCATCACCGATGTAGCTCGTCATGCTGGCTTTCACCCTGCTCAAGTCTCCAGATATGCCACAGGTAAAACCATACCACTTGTCACCACCATCAGGCGGCTAGATGAATCAGTAGATTCCCTGATTCAGAGCCGTTTTAAGGCTATCAGAGGGCTTCTCAATGACTAGGCGCACCATTGGTATTGATTGCGGTCTGAATGGTGCTATTGCCCTTGTAGTAGATGGTGAACTGGTAAGGGTTGAGGATATGCCTACAGTTACCTTGACTCGCAATGGCAAGAACAAGCGTCAGGTGTCAGTGCCTGAACTGGTGGACATCATCAAGGACTTTGACCCTACAGAGGCTTATGTAGAAAAGGTCTTTGCTAAAAGTGGGCAAGGCGTTACAAGTGTATTTTCTCTAGGCCGCAGCCTTGGTGTTGTTGAGGGATCACTGACAGCATTACGCATCAAGACAACCCTGATGACTCCACAGACTTGGATCAAGGCTATGGGAGTTGTTGGCGGTAAGGATGGGTCACGGGCTAGGGCTATGGAGTTGTTCCCTGAACATCTAGCCCTGTTCAAAAGGGTCAAGGATGATGGCAGATCAGATGCCAGTTTGATTGCACTTTGGGGGTACAGAAATGGAAGATAAAGAACGTCAAGCAATGCGTGAGCATATTGTCTGGCTTGCCTCTGAACTCGAAAAAGAACGTAGGCAGAACCTTGCAACCGTAGGTTTCCTGAAACAACTCCTTGACCCTGAAGACTTGGGTCATTCAGCCAGTAACGAAATCAGGCAACTCGCCTATCAACTTTTAATCAATCATCATCACGCTGAAAGAACATCATGGCAGTCAAACAACTAAATCTCAGAGCCTCTGCATCAGCCCGTTGGATTGCCTGTCCCGCCTCTGCCAGACTCTCAAGCCTGATGCCTTACGTTGAGGGTGGCGATGCGGCGAAGATGGGAACTGCAATTCATGCCTTGGCAGAGCATTGCTTTAAAGGTGACTTAGACCCAATGAAGTTTGAGGGCAAAGTTTATGAGGGCATCTTGATGACTGAGGAGAACTGCGAGTTTGCACTTCAACACCTTAAAGCTATTTGGGCTATTGAGGATGAGTTGGGAGAAGGCTCAGTCATAGTCGAGAAGTTCTTACCCTACCAAGACACTAGCAAGGTCAAGGTAGGCGGTACTACTGATGTAATCGGCATTAGCAAAGAGAAGCGCAAAATCATCATTGCAGACTTGAAAACAGGCAGAGGGTACGTTGATGCAGACAGTGAACAATTGAAACTCTATGCAGTAGCTGCTCTTGAAGTTGGCATTCTTTATCAAGACATTGACAAGATCGAGTTATGGATCATCCAACCCCACCACGGTGAGAATCGGGTCTTTGAGATGACCACTCAAGAACTCGTAGATTGGGAGCATTACGTCCTGATCCCTGCTATTGAGAATGCCCTGAACCCTGCATTCCAACCCGTACCCTCTGACTCTGCTTGTCAGTACTGCCCCGCTAAAACAATCTGTCCTGCACAAGCAAATATCGTTGAGACTGTTCATGTTTCGCCCCCTGTAGAGATGCTCACAGAAGAGCAAATCAGCGTCTTGCTGACCAAGTTTGATATGGTCGAGGACTACATCAAGGCAGTGAGAGATCATGCCTTAAAACGCATGGAATCTGGTGCAGTGATAGATGGATGGCAGCTTGCACCCAAGAGAGCATTACGCTCATGGACTAAAGAATCTGAAGTAGTTCCTGCACTCCTTGGCCTTGGACTCAAGATTGAACAGGTCGTAAAGCAGGAGGTCATCACTCCTGCGGCGGCAGAGAAACTGTTACCGAAAGACCGTAAAGGTTTGATTGATACGTTAACTTCCCGCATATCTTCAGGATTGACCCTTGCCAGAGACAAAGGTTTGAGTCAATAATCCCAACCCCAATCCCCCAACCGTGACATCTGTCACATTCTTAAAACTTTCAAAAGGAAACATTGTGAATTTAAACCTCAGTAACTCAGGCGGCGGTAACGGTAACTACATCCGCTTTTCTCCTCAAGCTAACGCATGGTCAAACCAAGATGGCGAGTTCATCTTGGAGAAGTTTGTCTTTGACATCGACAATGTGCAAACTGGTTGGATGCTCATCGCAACTGGACAGTTCGAGTTCATTGCTGATGACTCGCTAGGACGTAAAGGCGCACAGCCTACACCTGAACATAAACGAGGCTTCAAGGTCATCTTCTACAACAAGACTATGGGTGTCGCAGAATGGTCGGCAAATGGTGCTGGCTCAAACATGGGACTTGAAGCTCTTTACAAGCAAGCAGTTGCACAGAGACTTACCAACCCCGACAAGTTGCCCGTGGTGGAGTACAAATCTTCACGCCCCGAAAAGGTCGGTAAAGGTAGCACCCGTGTACCTGAGTTCAACGTAACGGGTTGGGTAGCAAGACCCGCAGCATTGTCAGATGACAACTCAGGCGGCTTTGATCCCGAAATCTCAGCACCTGTACCCGTCAAACCAGCACCTACACCCGTCAAGGCCAAGCCAGCACCTACACCAGTAGATGATGATGAGATGTTCAGCTAAACACTGAACTAACCAGCACCAGAGTTTTCGGGGGAGAACTCTGGTTTTTTTGTCCCCTGAATAAAGATACCAAATGTCAGCACAAGAAATAGCGTCCATCTTGGGTAACGCAAAGAAAGTAGGCAACGGTTACCTAGCATCATGCCCCGTCCCCGATCACGGTCAAGGTAAGGGAGATAAGCATCCATCCCTATCCATCACCGAATCAACTGACGGGAATTACCTCTTCAAATGTCACGGTGGCTGTGACCAGCATACAGTGTTCAGCACCATCAAGGATATGGGAATACTGCCACAGCTACCAGACAGACCTGAATACTTGTCCAGCATCAAGCCAATACCTACCAGTTCACAGGCCACAACCTCTACAACTCAAACACTTGAACATGAATGGCATTACGTTGACGAGGACGGCATCTCACTCTTTCTCAAGCAACGATTCAAGACCAATGACATCAAGGGAAAGACATATAAGACCCTGAGAGTCATGCCTGATGGCAGTCGAGTAGGCAAGTTAGGTGATTGCCGCATCATCCCTTACAGACTCCCCGAACTGCGACAAGCAGTTGCCGATGGCAGAGTCATATATATAACTGAGGGTGAGAAAGCGGCAGATAGCTTATGCAGTCTTGGGGTAGTAGCTACGACATCTCACGCTGGTGCTGGTGGTTGGAATCCAGACCTGAACCAGTACTTTGCTGGCGCAAATGTAGTTATCGTCCCCGACAATGATGCCGCTGGATGGGGTTACGCCCACAAGATCGTGGAATCCTTACTTGGATCAGGCAGCACAAAAAGCATCAGAGTCTTGGATTTACCCCTCACCCACCCTAAAGAAGATGCCTACGAGTGGGTCAACAGGTATGACGGTTCAAGGTCATTGTTGGCACAACTGGCAAAAGCCTGTCCTATCGTCAAGTCTGTAGAAGATGTATGGCAACCAGCAAGGCTGCATGAATATGTGCCTGAGCCACTACCACCACAAGAATCTAGTGCTTCCCTCAAAGAGGCAAAACCCTCCAGATTACTGGTCGAGTCTTGGGACTCAATCAAGGATGAGCCAGTTGAGTGGCTGGTGCAGTCGATTATTCCAAAACGTGCATTCGTTGCCCTGTACGCACCCCCCGCCTCATGGAAGTCATTCATTGCACTTGATCTAGCTGAAGCAATAGCCACAGGACGAGATTGGATGGGTTACAAGATACCCAAGAAAGGCGCAGTACTGTACATCTGTGGTGAGGGTCACGGCGGTATGGGCGCAAGGGTAAAGGCTTGCAAGATACAAAACCAGAGTCCTGATGGCGCAAACCTGTACATCATTAGAGCGCAACTTAACCTTAGATCAAGCCCTGAAGACTTTGCGGAACTCCTCAACGCAATCAATGACCTGATAGCTGAGATAGGTGAACCACTTGAAATCATCATCCTTGATACCTTGATGAGGATGTCTGGCGGTGGGTTCAATGAGAATAGTTCTGAAGATATGGGTGCATTCATCACCCAAGCAGGAAAACTCCAAGAACTCTTTGAATGTGCCTTGATGGTAATTCACCACAGTGGTAAAGATGTCACTAAAGGACTCAGAGGTCATAGCTCCTTGCTAGGTGCTGTAGACACTGAACTTGAGATACAGCGGCAGGATTCAGTCATCAACTCAGCAGATTCAAGCGTCATAGGCAACGCAATACTCACAGTATCCAAACAAAAAGACGGTGCAGACTCCATCCAGATCGGCATTGAGATTGTGCTGGTGGAGATCGGAACATCAGACTTGGGGTTTGAAATCATCACCTCTTTAGCCATTAGGAACAACCCAGACATCGCAAATGACAAGCCAAAAGGGTCTAAAAACAACTCAGGGAGTGGCAACAATCAGCGGATTGAGATGGATTCGTTAATGAAAGTGATTAAGTCTAAAGGTACATATAGTGAAGTAGATGGTACTAGTAGGTATGGCGTGAGTTTGGACGATTGGAGAGCCGAATTCTGGTCTATGAAAGGGTGTACTGAGGATGATAAGGTATCTTTTCGCAAGGCTTGGGTTAGGGCAAGAGAACGATTGGTAGCCGTTAATAAGATCACGATTGGGTCAAATTGGGTTTGGTTGAAGACAACCTCAGAATCTTACTAAGGTGGGACAAAGTGGACAAAGTTGTATATATATACAGTGACATATTAGGGTTTACCAGCGGGACAAACCACTTTTTAGGTTTGTCTCACTTCTCTATATTGCCTATTTTTTAGGCAAATGCTTAAAAATTAGGCATGATTTGATGTAATGTATAGAAAATGGGAGTTTTTATATGTATGTTTATCCAGTGACAAACGAGACAAAGTGGGACAAAGTCCCAAATGTCCCAGTTGAGGAGATGGGGACAAACCACCCCTTATCTATGATAAGGGGTTTGTCTCCTGTCGCTTTGTCTCTTTGTCTCTTTGTTTAAGGAAATTGAAAATGGTTAGATCACGGTCAAGAAAAGATGTTCCAGATGTTCAAGTGCCTAAGCGTCAGGCAACACCTTGGGAGATTGAATCGAATGCTGCACTCATGGAACTGGAGGTCAGGAAAGAGAAACATCACCAGAAATGGGGAGTTGATAGACTGATTACTTTAGTTGACAGTGAGTTTAGGGCTAAGTTCTGGGGTCAGATGGGTAGAGTTTGGGATAGTCTTGAACGTCATGACCTTGAACGGCTGCGTAAAGCAATTGCAGGGATGATCAAAGGTTATGACCATCTGGAGAAATGGGGTGAAGATAATGAGATCAACCCAAGCCCCACAAACATCAGATTCGTTGAATGGAAAACTCAATCAGGTCAGATCATGGCAGTTACAGAAACGATAAATGATTGCATCGACTTGCAAAAGCTACGCAAAGACCTAACCATCTGGACTCTCGAAGAGTTTGAGGTAATCATCAACGAGCCAGCAGTACAGTTCATCATCAAGGCCAAAGCGTTTGACCCAACCGCACAGGTCAAGAGGTTCAAGGCTGGTGAGGACTTTGGCAAAGGTTCAGGCTTTGACGATATGGTCGATGACCTTGAACCCGTCTACAGCGGTGGTGATCCACCAAAGATGTTTAACCTACCTAAGAGGAAGTAATGGCTAGACGGGCAAGCATCACGACAAAGCACTTCAACAGAGTGCTGTCTGATGCTGATAGGACAATCCTTGCCTGTGCTGGTCGTGGAGATATATCGCAAGGGTTCAAAAATGCCTTGGATTGTTATGCGATTCTCTGGCGGCTTGGATACAGACCGCAGGACGATCTGATGGATTTCCTTGGTGTAGGTGAGGAAGTAGGTTTAAAGCCTGTTGTAGGCGATTCTGGTGAGGATTAGAGGCATTGGTAGTCTGTATTCCTAGCCAGATTCTTAATGAATTTATAAATGCATAACGAATGCCATTGTCATAACTAAAAGTCCTTATGACTTAAAGTAATCAAGTCCCCCAATAATGCACCATCCGCCTCTTTCCCTCTCCGCAAGCCAGAATCCACCGAACAGAAAAGTTATCCACAGGTTATCCACAGATCGGAGTCGAAGTTATCCACATTTGCACAGGTTGGTTGCAGTTTGCATCTCAGAATGCGCCAATCAGTAATACTTTCTGTGATTTTGAGTTAACATAATGGACATTGTATTAAATGGATTTTGTCAGCAGTTTGTAAGCGTCTAGAAAAACTCTAGCAAAATCAACAACTTACAGAAGTTATCCACACTGTATACAGATGCCTGTGGATAACTCGCATACGACAATTTGCCTGTGGATAACTTTTTGATGGGGGGAGGGGGTGGTCGGCGGCGGTGATAATTGTGGGTACATCCCCCCCACCGAAAAAGCTAAATTAGGAAAAGGGGCGACATCCCCGATACCCCGCTACGAAAAAAATGGGAGTTGGTGACCAGCGTTGCGACCTACAGGTTTGCAGAACCACCTGATCAGGTATCTGGCGTACAGTTTCGTTACACAGAACCAACAAGACTGAAAGCTGTTGCGGTTGCGATCCGCATGGAGCATCGGGATGAATAGCTTGGGTTTGGCTGGCTTGCAAGACACCGCACCTCAGAGGCCAAATGACCGACTTCATACCCACCAACTTTCAGACTTGTTGGTGTTGGCGCAGGGAGTTCCGAATTAGTAATTAGATAACCTTAAG